TAACAAGTCAAAATTTAATTAACAAAGAACTGTCTGATCTAGAAAACAGTTTAATTCAAGAAAACGTTAAAATCATACCATATAGTTATCATAATCTTTCATATGATACACTATTCATATACCATGCCGGTGGAGATACACCAACAAAATTTAAAAGATTAGTTGATGTATATGAAAAATATAACAATAATAAATTAAAAATATTATTCCAATACGGATCGTTTTTATGTATGTGGTTTTATAATACCGGCGAATACTCTGTAGAAATATTAGGAGTTAAGGAAAACGAAGAGTTTCTGTTACAGAAATATGATTCTATATACTTTTTAAATGATAGGCCAGATCGAAGTATTTATTTTGTAGTAAACAATTTATGTAATTATGCATATTATAAAGTAAAAGTATATAACAATAAAGAAAATTTTTCATGTTATAAAAAATTTAAATTTGCTTAATATATATACCATATGTCAGAACCTATTAAATTCACACAACAAGAGTTGGATTCACTAAAGAAAATTCAACTCAGTTTTCAAGAAAATATCATGTCATTCGGTCAATTGTATTTAGACAAAATGACACTAGACGCAAAAATTAAAGAACTATCTCAAGTTGAATCTAACCTTAGAACCAACTACGAAAAGATTCAAAAAGATGAAGATGAGTGGTTAAACTCCATCACAACCAAATATGGTGAAGGTTCACTAAATCTAAAAGATGGTACTTTTATACCAAATCCTAAATAAACTTTTACAATTATCAGGTGCGCTGCGCTTTTTATATTGCGGTTGCTTTATTATTATAATAAATGCTTAATGCTTTTTTATATATAAATGTTGCGCTTTTAATATATGCTTTTTATACATTTAAGTCAACTTATTTTAACCTCCTGATATTTATTTTATTATGATCAAACTTAAAGCGCTTCTACCTGAAGTTTGGGATGCTAACCTCCTGGAGCAATCTGAACCATTTATTGTATTTTGTGACATGGATGGTGTGATGTGCAATTTTGATTTACAATTTGCTCAAATGATAGGATCATCACCTAAAGAGTTTGAATCGCAATATGGTACTCCAAAATTTTGGGATGCAATTGCTGATAAAGGTGAAGTATTTTGGTCAAGTATGCAAAAAATGCCTGATTTTGATCAACTTAAAGATGGTATAGTTAAAATTGTTAATGATAACAATCTAGATCTACAAGTTTTAACAAGTACTAGCGGTAACTGGATTCTTAAAAACCACCCAAGAGAAGAAGCCAAAGATATCATTAGAAATATAGAAAAAGGTAAATTACAGTGGTTAAGTAACCATTGGTCTGGCTTAAAAGTTAACTTCAGCGGTTCAGGTAGAGGAAAAGGTAAGTTTGCTAAACCAAATAGCTGCTTAATTGATGATTTGCCTAAAAATGTAGAATCATTTGAAACTGCTGGTGGTAAAGGTATTATACATACAAATGCGTCAAGTACATTATCTGGTTTACAATTGTTAATAAATCAATTGCCAGAATCATTTGGTTATAGTTATTCTAATATATGAAAGTAAGAATCTATAATAATACTCTAAATCCAGCTCTTTGGGATGGTTTAAAACTAAAACCAGATGTAGCTGAATCTTTAAAGTCTATAGGACAATCCTTCTACAAGGATACAGAATTAACCGTTCCAGTTAAAGATATTATAATGGTTGGTAGCAGCGCAAATTATAACTGGTCAGATTTTAGTGATATTGACATTCATATAGTCATAGATTTCAAAGACGTATCTGAAGATGTAGAAATGGTTGAAAAGATGGTAAATGCCATTAAAGGTAAATGGAATGAAGACCATGACATTCATGTTAAAGGATTTAACGTTGAAGTATACATTCAAGACATTTCTAAGAAAAATAGATCCACTGGAGTTTATTCATTGTTAAATAACAAATGGGTGACTGAACCAAAGAAGGAGAATTTTGAATTGGATAAAGAACAAATCCAACAAAAATACAGTGATATGGTGTTGAAAATTAAAAATGCACTAGAATCTGAAAGTTTGGTTAAGTTAAAGAAAGTTTTGAAAGATTTGTATGATATGAGAGAAGTTGGATTAAACAAGTCTGGAGAATTTAGTACAGAGAATATTGTTTTTAAAGTATTAAGATCCAGAGGTCACCTAGATAAACTCAGAAATGGTATCAATCAGATATTTGATAAAACGGTTAGTTTGAAAGAATCTTAAGGAAATATTTGCCGTGGCCGCAATCCCAAATTCTATCATAACCATTATTTTTCATATTTTCCCATTCACTTAATGAATGGTTGTATATTTTTAATATTTTTTCTAATTTGTGTTTTTGAAAACTCATGCGGTGTCTGATATCTTTATAATTATTTATAAGATAATGATAATTAGGTGGTGTATGACTTACAAAATTGAATCCTAAAGTTTCATATATTTTGCCGGTAAAATATCTTCTGTCACTATAACTTACTATATTTTTTGGATTATAATGTTTGATAAAATGTTTTAATAATTTACTTGCACCACCATTAACTGTAGTATTAATTGCATTACAAAATCTAACTAATTCCCAATCACTTGTTTTATCAAAACGGGAAGTTTTTCTAAATGTCATAATACTAACCAGATCATTTTTATTATACAATCCTAATTTAACTGTAGACTTATCTTCACCTTGTAAATGATTGTCATTTAAAAACTTATTTTTTTCAGTTTCATTTACTTCTTTAATAATGCAATCTCTAGCATTAATTTTAAATAGTGTATTGGTTTTCAACAGTGTTTTGACAATTGATTTTACAATTTCTGTTTTATTGATCCACTCATTTTCGAAAATATGAATTAGTGATATACCATAAAAACTGCAAGATTTTGTTTTATTCAAATGATAGTTTTTATTGATACCACCACCGTTTTCACTGTGCCAGTATAATCCATCAATTTCAAACGCAATTTTTAATTCTGGAATATAAAAATCCAATTCTTTGCCATTTAATACTGTTCTATCATTTCTTTTAATAACAGCATCTTTTGGTAAAATTTCTTGTAAAAAATTGTAAAAATGATTTTCAACAGTAGTGATTTTTTCTGGATGACAATAATCACAAAACAAGTTGTTTAAGTTATAAACCGTAGATTCTAATGTTTTATTACATACGTCACATTTGAATTTATAAATGTTACTAAAGTGATAACCTTTGTAATCCACCTCATCACATAGAAATTGTAATTTGTTACTATTACAGTAATTTACTAGAAATTCATAGTGGTTTGATTTCTTACTAACTGATCTTTTATCTAAGACAGATTTTATCTTGGCTGCATTGTCCACTCCATATCTATCCATCATAGTAGATTTTATTTTTTCTACATTTATATAACTTTCAGATCCATATTTTAGTAGAAGAGTTTGTTTTACCTTCTCTTTATATTCAGGCAATTTACTGTAACTATCAACTCCATATTTTTTAACAATTGCAGATTTAAAATTAGATTTTACAACATCTGTAGTCATTGGGTGACCACCGTATTTTTCATCAAAAGTTTTTTTCTGACCATCAATTATTTTTTGTTTTGTTGAATTATCACTATTACTACATTTCTTGCTACAAAAGATCTTTGGTTTGCTCACTCTACATTCAAACAAATTATTACAATGTTTACAGTTTAAAGATAACCAGTTTTTTGAATTTTTAGATCTAGCCATAATTGGAGTTTGGTTTGTATAGAGTATAACTATTTAAAAATTAAAACACAATTTAAAAAAAAGTACTTTTAATTTATATTTATTATTACAACAACTAAATAAGGATTTAAAAATTTATGGCAGATCTACTAAACAGTAATGAAATATTCTTTACACAATTTGAACCAAAAGTCAAAAATAGGTTTCTATTGTACTGTGATGGTATTCCAAGTTTCTTGATTAGAAAAGTCAAGAGACCAACAGTAACCAGTGAAAAGAAGACATTGGATCACATCAACATCCAACGTTACTACAAAGGCAAAACCACATGGGATAACATTACAATGGAACTATATGATCCAATTGTACCATCTGGTGCTCAAGCAGTAATGGAATGGGTACGTTTGAGTCATGAATCTGTAACCGGCCGTGATGGTTATAGTGACTTTTATAAGAAAGATCTAACCGTCAACGTTCTAGGTCCAGTAGGTGATAAAGTAGAAGAATGGACATTAAAGGGCGCATTCATCACCAGTGCTGATTTTGGTGAAATGGATTGGACTGATAGTGGTGATCCAGCAACCATTAGTTTGACTCTATCTGTAGATTACTGTATTCTACAATACTAATAAAAACAAAAAACTTATCCTTTTTAAACTCCTTGACAAAACAAGGAGTTTTTTTATGTACATTAACAATTAAGTACTATATTTATATAACATGAACTTGAAAAGCGTAATTGGAATATATCCTGGTAGATTTCATCCACCACACAGAGGTCATTTAAATGCCTTTAATTTTTTAAAGTCAATAACTGGCAATGACACCTACGTTTCTACTAGTGGTAAAGTAGAACTACCAGACTCTCCACTTACATTTGGTGAAAAACAACAAATCTGGGTAAGACATGGTGTTGCACCTGATCACATCATACAAACAAAGAGCCCCTACAAATCAGTAGAAATTACACAGAAGTATGATCCAGACAAAACCAGTGTAATATTTGCATTGGGTCAAAAAGATGCAGAAAGATTAAAGGTAGATCAAGGTGGTTATTTCAAGTCATTTAAAGGAGACACAAACCAATTAGACCCTCTCAGTAAAAGTGGATATGTACTAATTATACCTGAAAATCAAACCATGGTTGATGGTAGAATTTTAAGTGGAACTGCTGTAAGACAAATGTTAGGATCTGACAAATATACAGATGCACAAAAAGAACAGTTCTTTAGATACATCTTTGGATGGTATGATATTGCTTTATTTAAAGACTTGACTCAGAAGTTTAAGTACAATAAAGTAAATGAGAGTATTGAATCTAAGTTAAGAAGAATAATTTCTCTTTTAAAAGAAGACGCAATTAAAGATACTACAAAAAAAACAAAAGCATCTTTTGTTAATCAAAGAAGAGCTGAATTAAGAGCAAAAGAAGAAAAGTTAAAAGCTGCAAAAGTTAGATTATCTAATTTATCTAAAACTCAAGTAACATCAATAGATGTAAAGAATGAAAAACCATCTGAAGTTAAAGAACAAACAGATGCGGCTGATTTATCAAAACAAAGAAAAGATGCTCAAGATTCAGTTAAAACTGCAGAGGAAGAAGTAAAACAAGCTAAAGTATACTTATCTGCGGCTCAAAAAGAATTATCTGCGGTATCAATTTAAATAAAATAAATCAAATATTTAGATTCTTTTATATATATGTGTACAAGTTATACATTTTATGGAAGAAAATTTCACAGTACCAATTACAAGACCACAAGCTTTTCAAGCTCCACCACCACAACAAAAACAAGAGGTTACCTATCCAACGGAGGTAATTGACCTTCCTTCACAAGGTCATTTTTATCCAACCGGACATCCATTGTCTAGTGGTAAAATTGAATTGAAAATGATGACCGCAAAGGAAGAAGATATCCTAATGAGTCAAAATTTGATCAAAAAAGGTATTGTATTAGACAAATTGCTTGAAAATTTGATTGTGGATAAAAATATAAAACTGGATGATATTTTATTGGCGGATAAGAATGCTATACTTGTTTCAGCTAGAAGATTAGCATATGGTGATTCATATGGTCCAGTAGAAGTAACATGTCCAAAATGTAGAGAAGTTGATCAAATTACATTCAATTTAGGTGAAATTAAGAATGAAGAATTTGACTTTTCCAATCATACAAAAGGTCAAAATTCATTTGAATTTGTTCTTCCTTATTCAAAAAAGACTATACGTTATAGAATTTTGACTCACAAAGATGAACAACAAATAGAAAATGAGTTAAAAGCTAACAATAAAATTCTAAAAGGGTCTTCATCAAATGAGGTTACTGCACGTTTGAGATGCATGATTATCAGTGTGGACGGTGAAGATGATAGAAATTATATCAAAAAGTATGTGGAAACTGAAATGGTTTCTAGAGACGCTTTGGCACTGAGACAATATATCAAAAAGAACACTCCTGATGTAGATTTGAATTTTAATTTTACATGCAGCTCATGTTCACATGAAGAAAGGCTCGGTGTGCCGTTAACGGTAACATTTTTTTGGCCTGATGCCGGAAGATAAAGTTAGATTACATGAACAAATATTTCTCCTTGCATATCATAGCCAAGGAGCTTTTACGCAAGATATAGTATACAAACTACCTGTATACTTGCGTATATTTTATACCAATCAACTTATAAAATCAAAAGAAAAAGAAGCTGAACAAATGGAAAGATCATCAAAATCTTCTCCAAATTCATCTATGAAGGGTCCATCTATACGTAAGTAAAATAATGAATTATTAAATTATTATATATTTATACTCATAGATTATGGCACAATTAGATCCACAAGATTTAGCTAAGATATTAAGACAGGCTTTACCTACTGCGCAAGCAACGCAACAGGCTATACAAAATATTGCAAGTGAAATAAATAAATCACTCACATCAACAGCAAACGCAACTCAACGGTTGATTCAAAGCTTGAGTTTTGGTGATGAAATAGTAGAGAAAATGGCTGAGAATTTTGATAAAATTAAAAATGCAGTAAATGGCACTAAACTTGGTGCGCAGGTTTTTGATAGAAAGATAATGAAAGATTTTGAAGAGAGATTTTCAGCAGCTAGAACAATAGTAGATCAATTAAAAGATGAGGTAATACGATTGCAAACTAACCTTCGTGGCATTTCTGCCTTAGATCCTACTGGTACTATTATCAATGTAGATCAGATTAAAGCAGATCTTGCAGCTGCTACACTTGCATTAAATTATCGTATTAAAAGTGCAGAAGCAATACAAAATGAAGCAGAAGCGTATGTTGATTTAAATCAAAAACAAAAAGCATTTAATCAATCTTTGGAATCTAAATCTGGATTTAACGCATTTGAATCATCACTTGGTATTTTTGGTAAAATACCAACAGTAGCTAGAGGATTAGAGCAATTGAGTTTACGTGCCAAAATGACAATTGGTATAATATATTCTGTTTTTCAAACTGTTTATGATACATTTGATCAGACTCAAACGGCATTTATAAAAACAATTAAATCTTTTGGTTTATTAAAAGATGAAGCAGAAAAATTAAATACATTTATAAAAAACACTGCGGTTAATTTAGCAAAGTATGGTGTGACAGCTGAAGATGCTGCGGCTACTGTAACTAATATGGTTGATGCATTTGGAAGTTTAACATTGTTTAGTGAAAAAACTGGAGAAGATATAACATTAATATCAAAACAATTGGGTGTTGGTAACAAAGAACTAACAGACAGTCTAATGACATTGATGTCATTTGGTAAAATTGATATGGTTAAAGCAACTAAAGTAGTATACTTTGCTTCTGCTTTATCAAAAGCAGCTGGTGTACCACTTGCAAAAGTAATGGATGATGTTGCAAAAGCAGGTGACAAGGCTAGAGGAATGATTAAAGGTGGTGCAGAACAACTAGTAAAAGCCGCAGTATATGCAAGAAGATTGGGTACTGATTTGGAAAAAGTGGCTGAAATTGGAAGAAAGATGTTAGATTTCCAAGAAAGTATAACAGATGAAATTGAAGCAAGTGTATTATTAGGATCTAATATTAGTTTCCAAAAGGCTAGAGAATTATTTTATACAGGTAAAATCCAAGAAGGATATGATGAAATCTTTAAAGTTGTAAAAAATATAGGAGATTTTAATAAATTAGATATTTTTCAAAAAGAAGCTATTGCAAAATCAACTGGTTTGTCTTTGACTGATTTGCAAAAACAATTACAAATCAGAGAAGATTTAGCAGCACTAGAAATAAGTGGTAGTGATGAAGCAAAAAAAATGGTTCAAGAATATAAAAAATTAACTGGACAATCAGGTGCAGTATTAGAAAACACAGCAGCTGCAAGAGAACAAAGAGTAAAAGATGTTATCAATTTAAAAGAAACTGAAGAAATGATGGCAAGAATTAAAGGATTAATACTTGAAACCAGTAAACTTCTATTTCCTATAATTGAACTTATTTTAAAGGGAGTGAATAGTACATTGAAGGCTATATCAGACGTTGGTGGTGGTGGTGCATTTGGTGCAATATTAGGAGTCGCTAGCATATATGGATTTATTAAACTAATGAAAATAGCTATTAGTAGTATTAAATCATTTAAAAAGTCTTTTGGCGGATTAAAAGCTCCTGATATATCAAATGTTCCTGGTGGAACAAAAGAATCATTCTTTAAAAGACTTTTTGGTGGTATGGATTTAAAAGAAGCTGGAGCCGCAGCTATAGTATTAATATCTTTAGCAGTTGCTTTTAAAATTATAGTTCCTGAACTTGAAAAATTTAAAAATATTGGTTGGGATGATCTTGCAAAAGCGGGAGTAGTTTTAGGTGGATTGGTTGCTGGATTTATAATTATTGCAAGAAGTTTAAAGACGCTTGGACCTGCATTAGGAGAAGGACTAACATCTTTAATTCTTGGTTTAGCAGCTGCTGGTGCAGCAGCTATACCTCTTGCTCCTGAACTTGCTGTGGTTGGTTTAGTGTTAGCAGGACTGGTTGGTTTATTTGTTGGAGCTGCATATGGTGTTAAACTTATTGGAGATGGATTTTTAAATGCCGGTAAAGGTGTAAGCTTATTTGGTGAAGGGTTACTAAAAGCAGTATCTGCGTTAGTTACATACAGTAAAGAAGTATCTACATTTACTGCATTAAATTTAGCCGGAGTATTTGTTTCATTAAAAAGCGCAATAAATGATTTTCCATTAAATGATTTACAAAAAATTGTTGCTCAATTTTCAATACTTGCTGCCTCACTTGAATCAATTGCAAAATTTAAATACTTACCCACAATTGATACAACTAATGTTGCTAGTGTATTGCAACCTACACCAAATATTCCAGAAACAACGAATACAGTTAATAAAATAAATAATGAGTCAACTGGCAATCAAACCGCAATAATTGAAGCGGTAAAACAAGGCATTAAAGAAGGTATGAATAATATATCACTCAACGTTTATTTGGATGGTCAAAAAATGATAACGGGTCTTTCTAAGAATGTAGGATTCAGATTGGATTCAGGCGGATTAGCAATGCAATCAAGTTTAACATAATCATATGGCAAATTCAACAAATTTAAATAATCCAGAAACAACAACAAATGCACAAATACAAGGTGCAGGTTTGGTTTTGCCTCTTTCTGTAAATGAACGTGATCCAAATAAATTAAGTACATTATTCACACCAAATAGTACTATTTTATATAGTAAGTACAGTCCTTATCCAGAAGGAGAATCTGGTGGATTTTTTGGTGCAAATCAACCTTATATTGTAACAAACATCAATGATGCAAATAAAGGTATTAATTCTACTCTTAAGTATGCACCATTTCAACCTTCTGCTGCAATTGATGTTGTTAGAGTAACAAAATATTCTGCGTCAAATCCTGGTATTAAATTTTTATTAAAGCAAGTATATCTACAAGGATATCAACCTTTTAATGAAACAAAGATATACAATCCTTTGATGCCAATTCAAGCAGCTACAAGAGTTGCAACATTTGGTATTTTAGATAGACCGTTAAGACACATTGAACCAAATTTGGGTGGTGTACTTGGTGCTTTAGGTGTAAAAGGTGTTGCAAGTGCGTTTGGATTCAATCCACCAAATCCTCCTCCAAGAGGTACTGCTCCGGGTAAAGGTGGTGGTCTTGGTGGTGTGTTTCAAGGACCATTAGATAAACCACTTTCAATAATAAATCCCGGTGATGGTAAAGGATTAACAAGAGGTGCAACTGCTACATCTGCGTATAGTGGTCAAAACTATTCATATTTGAGTAGTCCGCGTAGACCTGGATTTCTTCAAAGTATTGGAAACTATTTTAAAAGTAGTACTTTGTTTGGTGCATTTTTTACTATAGGTCAACCTACAGGAACAACATATAAAGGTGATGATCAAACATATAGTTTGATGATTAATAATAAAAGAATTGTTTCATTTAATAAGAGCGGTGATAATACCTATGGTACTTTGGGTGTAGTTCAAAGATTTTCACCTGATGATAGAAATTTGGAAGGAACTCCTACTTATGATAAATATTCAAGATATGTGGGTCAATATAATAGTTCTATTTTAAAATATAGTGCACAAAGTCTTTATATTGATATAAATTCATATAAACTCAGTGAAGGAGTGATTTTTTTTGGTGCGGGAAATAAAACATATTTTTCAGGAATTGATGTTTTAAATCCAGGATATGAAGTGTCAGATATTTTATTTTTGTATAATGATTATTTAACAAATAACAATTATCCAACCAAGTTAAAGTCAACCAGAAAAATTGATAGTATTGTACATACTCTTGACGCTAAGAAAGTATATACAATTCAAACTGGTGGATATATTAAGGATACTGGAATACTAGATACAAATGGAAAACCAGTCAAAGATTCACCAATTATTACTAATCAATATAACAAATATAAAGATCCAACTAATACTGATGCAACTTATCCAACCAAATTGACATCATTGGATGGTACATTAGCAACAGACGGTCTTTATAATAGAACACAATTAGATCAAATAAAACACAATCCTTCTGGTCAAGGATATGTGATTGATCCAAATACATCAGTTAAGGGATATGAAAACAGAAACGTTAATCCACAAACAAAAGAACCTTTTGGTGCTATAAAAAACGATTTTGAATTATTTTATACACAAGATGTAGTTGGTGAGTATCCTACTACATTCATAAAAGGAGAAACTGATTTTGGTCAAGAACAAATAGATGTTGCAAATATTCAAAATCAACAACTTAAAGATATATTACAATCAAAGTATAGTTTTACTCCACCAACTGATTTAAAGGATGTAAGAAGTATAATTGATAGTTCTAAGACAGATAAAGACAATCAGTTAAGTTATCTTGCAAAATACAGAAATTATAGAAAAGTAGATTTATTAGATGAACCTGATGGTAAAGGATTTGCTGGTGTTAATAAGAGTGATTTAATTAATATATTAAATGTACAAACAGATACTAATAGTTTCATCAACAAAGATTTGATTAAGTTTTATTTTTATGATGTCTATAATCAAAAATATATACCATTTAGAGCAACAGTAAAGAACATCTCAGAAAGATCAGTATCAACTTGGGATGATTTTCAATATGTAGGAAACGCTGATAAAGTTTATAATTATAAAGGATTTACCAGAGCACTTTCATTTGGTTTTACCGTAGTTGCTATGAGTGTACAAGAAATGTTGCCTATGTGGCAAAGAATCAATTATTTGATGGGTTTATCAAAACCAGCAAATTATAAGAATGGATTTATTGTTCCTCCGTTAGTTATGATTACAATTGGTGATATCTATAAAGATCAACCGGTTGTAATTAACAGTATTGGTATGACAATTCCTGATAACGCAACTTGGGAAACTATTTCTGATAGTACTGATATATTTGAGTATTTGAATGGAAGATTAAAAACAAACGGTGATGTAACTCTGGCACAATTTCCAAGAGAAGTTGACATAAATATAGATGCAAACATTCTTGAAAAAGAAATGCCAAAAGTTGGAGTGAATAATTTTGGAGATGCATTTAATTTTGGTAAATTTAGTTATGGATTATATGTGAATAATCCATAAAAATAAACAAGGCAAAATTTTATAATATGAATAGATATGACTATACAACAATAGATAAGAGATGGGATGGAAAAAGGGTATATAAAACTTTATTGTATCCATCTATACCAGAATCTCCTAGTGATATTTATATTACTGTATCTGATAATGATTATATTGACCAAATAGCTTATAGATATTATAAGGATGTGAGTTTATGGTGGATAATTGCAGTTGCAAACAATTTAGGTAAAGGTAAACTTAGTTTGGATATAAACAAACAGTTAAGAATACCAACAGATATACAAACAATTTTACAAAATTTTACATTAATAAATTCTTAATATGTCAAAAGAAAGACCATGGGAAGCAGGTCCATTTGAACAATGGGTTATAGATGAACTTGATTATAGAAAAAGTTCCTTATCAACAGGAATACAAGGTCAATTTAAAGGTGACTTACCGCAGTATGCTGGCCCTAGAAAAGCTTGGGCAAGAGTATTTTCTAATGGTATGGTTGAGTATCCAAATGGCAATCCAAATTTGATAAGTGATAATGATAATGAATGGGGATTAGCATTTTTAAGTGGAAATGGATTTTTTGATAGATATGGAATTGATTCAAAATCTCCGTATGGTGTATCTAAACAAGTGTATGGATATAATTGTAAGTTACAACCAAAATATATAGATGCTTCTACTAGACCAAATATACCTGATCCTGGTATTATTAGTATTGAAACAGAAATACAAAAATCATGGTTTGCAAGAGCAAAAATAAACTGGACTGTTCATTCAATTGAACAATTAAAGGCAATTACTCCATATTTTTTAACGCCACTTCAAACTGTAATTATTGAATTTGGATGGAATACATTTGATCAAAGATCATTAATCAATTTATCAAATTTTAGTGAAATTGTAGATATATGGGATAATCACTATAAGAGATATTCAACATTTGTTCCAATATCCAAGGGAAATTATGAATTTTTAATTGGTCAAGTAGTAAATTTTGAATATACTATTAATGATAATATTATCAATGGTATGACAGAAGTTGCAAGTAGACAACTTTTATATTCAGGATTTAAAAAAGATCCTCAAGAAAATCTGGTCAAGGGAAAGATTATAGGACAAAATGGAAAGCCAGCAGATGAAACAATTTTTAGAACTAAATATGAAACATTGATAGATGGTGTAGTTAATAGTATTACGTCAACCAATAATCAAGGAGGATTTTCTTTAAATCCACAGTTCATTGACATACTACAATCAAATAGTGGATATGATAAAAAATATGGAACAGATTTGAAAAGAGTAGAAGATCACATTTTCAGCGGAAGAAACAAACAAAAAATTACATATAGTGCAGAAAGAGATTTTGATGTTGATAATGAAAAAGGACCAACTTGGACTTGGTTAACTATGGATTTGTTGGTAGACATTCTAAACGGAATTAAAAATGTTGATGGTGTAAAAGACTATGCACAATACTTTTTTGATTTGAATATTGATGATATTACAATTGGTGCGCATGATAATTTGATATCAACTAGAAGAACCATATTGATTCCAAATCCTGCTGCTCCAAAATTAAATTCTAATAAAAACAGATATTTAAATGCACTGGGAGAAGAAGCATATACAGATATGAAGAAACATAAATTTTTCAAACCTGCATATCCAAATGCACATTCAAATATATCTCCGTATAAAGAAACAAACTATCCAGACAAAATTTTTAGAAAAGCCTCTGGTGCTTTAAGTGAAATACATAGACAAGACTTAGATTACATATTAAATAATTGGGGAAGAACAAACAGTAGACAAAATACTTCTATACCAGCAACAGATCCAACATTTGGCGGTACAAGAGTATCTGACAATTTGAAACGAGGATATTTAAAAAACGTTTATATAAATTTGGAATTTTTAAAAAATGTTCTCTTAGATAGAAATTATAAAAATTTAAAAGAAGTGTATGACAGAATATGTAAAGAAATAAATGAAGCTAGTTGTAATTTCTGGGAATTATCCGTTGTTGACGCTCCTGTTATAAATGGAAAATCTACATTAAAAATTGTAGATGAAAAAGGTCCACCAAACAAAGGATTTGATTATCCAATTTATAAATTTGAGTATATGACAAACAATTCAATAATCAAAAAATTGAATTTCACAACCAATTTATCAAATGCTCAAGCTAATCAAATTATTTTTAAAGCTGGTGCATATGATTATGTTACGTCAAATCAATTATTAGATTATAGTAATAAATTGAATAACTCAAATAGTAACAAACCAGCTGTGGTTTATAATGATAGAATTTTAAAAGCAAAAGCACAACCAACAACAGTTGCTCCACCAAAAAACACAGGTTCTCCTGCATCATTAGGTTATGAAGCAATAAACTATTTTTTTAAATTGATAGGAAAAGATGGTAAGAAATCTGGAAAAGATGAGACTGTTCCGTTTTTACAAGTTACTTTGTTTGATACAACTGCTGCAGTACAAAGAACAGGCGGATCAACTGATTATGATACATATGACATTGTTGATATAATAATGCCATTTGAAGAACTTGTATTGTATATGTTAAATGATGGTGACGTTGAAAAAAATACAAACATATACAATGCTCCTTTAAGAAATGTGGAAATTGAACTAAGTTTGATGGGTATTTCTGGAATCAAGACATTCGAATTTTTCAGAATTACAAACTTACCGCCTCCATTTAATGATGATGTGGTAGTGTTTCAAGTAATGAATGTGACTCATGTTATCAATGAAAATACATGGGAAACAAGATTAAAAGCACAATTAAGACCTGCTTATAACTTAAAAGGTAAATAATGAAAACATACGTTGATGATACTAGAGGACTATATTTTGATGTAATACAAGGAGATTATCCTGTATATACAAAAGCAGATCCTACTGCTGATGATTATACTAGAGGTTATGTAATTAGATATTTTGCAAAAAAAGTTAATGACGGAACAATATATGAAGTGTCAGGTGATTCTTTTAATACCATTATAAACGGACTATATTATAAACTCAGTTTGACATGGAGAATAACAGGATCAAAGACTGATGTTTATCAAAACAAAGTTAAAATATACAGTGGTGTTAAAGAAGATAATCTGACTGCAATTAAAAATGCAGAAAAATCAATGTCTGGATTATCAGGAGTTTTAAAAGATCCACTTGAATTTTATAAATAATAAGTATAAAATTGACACCATATACATTGTGGATATACTTGCGGTATGGTCATCAAAGACACTGAGAGTTACAAAAACTTTTTACAAGATAATTGGAACAGTGATTTAATCATGGATTGCATTCAAAATGATGAATGCTTTCATCCATGTGCAGATGAACCGTGTTTATTGATGATCTATGCAATCAAAAGTAAACACACTTATATAATTTCTGTAGATCATCCAGACTCAAGATTTTGTGTGGATAAAACCACATTGATTGAAGACTTCAATAAACTCAAAGGAAAAAAGTGGATTTATGATAAAAAGAAGTTCATGCATCTGATGCCAGTACAGAACTTGTATGATATTAACATCTTGTTTTTTATTACAGACGGTAAGATAGATGATTATACTGGCTTTGATACAACTGCTCATTCATTTTATAAACACAAGTTTATGTGTTATAGTGATTTGAATAAATGTATTCCTATTGTGAAACATTTAGAGAAGTTTGAGAAGATGTATAGTGAAATGCTTAAAAGAGTCCAAATGTTGAAGTTGGATGATAGTTTTTATAGTATTAACGGAACTATTACTGAAAATCTTAGAATTCTTGAACACAATGGATTAAAAGTTGCCGTAGAATTGTTTAATAGGCATTTTGAGAACAAAACGGTCAAAGATAAGGATGGTTATGTTTATACACAATATAACCTATATACCGCAACAGGACGACCTAGTAATAGGTTTGGTAATGTAAACTATAGTGCTCTAAACAAAGAAAACGGGTGTAGATCATCATTTATCAGTAGATATGGTGATGATGGTATGTTGTTCATGATTGATTATAGTGCCTACCACCCCCACATAGTTGCAAAGTTGATCAATTATAACCTTCCTCCAAATGCTTATGAGTATCTTGGAAGATTGTATTATGGTAAGGACAGTCTAACAGAAGATGAAATCAAAGCTTCAAAGAATCTTACATTTCAATGTATGTATGGTAATATTCCATCTGAATTGTTGGAGGTACCTTATTATAAGAAAATGAGTGATTACATTGCTCATAGATGGAAGTTTTTCAATGAAAATGGTTATGTAGAAACACCAATCTATAAAAGAAGGATTACTACAAACCATATAAATGAACCAAATCCAAATAAATTGTTCAATTATATCTTACAAGCCAGTGAAACAGAGTTTGGAATGCAGTCATTGGTGAGGGTCAATGAATATCTTGAGTGTAACAAAAAACAAACCAAGGCTATACTGTATACTTATGACAGTGTGTTGTTTGATTGTCATAAAGGTGACAAAAAAGAAACTTTGGTGGAATTGAAAAGATTGATGTCAAACAATCAATTTCCTGTAAAATGTTATATTGGACGCAATTATAATGAGATGACAGTGGTAGATATCTAAAAAGATTGGAGTTCTTTTGTTTTTCTAAATATTTATCCTATATGGATAGTATTGAAGAAGCAAAACCAAAGACACCAAAAGCAGCTTTATTACCTTTACCAAAGGATTTATTAGACTTGCTTGATGAAGTGGTTGCAAATTTTGAAAAGATTGACACACCACTAGATACTAAGATTAAAGAAACATGGCCGTTGTATGTCATTTTTGGTGACAGTGGTAATTATCATATTGATGCATTAAGAAAAGTTCAAACGTGGATTCAATTGGATCAAAAGATTGGACTCAAAGTAAATGAGATTTCAAAAGATCCATTGATGAAACTGAGTCTTGAGAAGAATGAATTGTATAAAGGTTATTTGGCATACAAAAACTACTATGATTCTATTTCAGGCAGAAATTCAGGAACATCATTAGAAGAAGTTACTGGTACAAAACCAAGTGGATTTATCAACAAAGACATAACTAAGTTTTATGATGCATTTAATTTAAGTCAATACAAGAGCAAAGATAAGTCCAAAGAAAATACTGGTGATGCTGTATTATTGTATGGATGTACACCAGATGAAGTTTATTCTGCGTTAAAAAGCAATAAAGTAGGTAGTACAGGCAAAGAACAAAGTTTGTGTGTTATTTTGGATAATAAAAACAAAGAAACCAGTAAGAGATTTGCAATAGTTTCTTTAAAGGCTGGTAAAGGTAGAGCTGGTAGAATATTAACATTGTTAAGACCAATGTTGGGGGATACTTCATCCGCATCACCAAGTATAAGACATCCACAGGCATTAACTCCTGATGATTTCCTTCAAATCAATGAATCTTATATTGCTGAGATTTTTCAAGACATTTATGTTGACAAACAATTGTTGACTGAAGTGGAGTTTATGAATGCGTTGAAATCTAGTTTAACAAAACTAGTTACCGCAGTTGGTAATATACCAAAATCATTAGCTGATACAATGAGTGAATTTGCTGGTAATTTGAAAAAAGTTACCACCAAAGTATTTGGTTCTATTGTATTAGGATTTAAAGATGAAATGCAAGCTATTAAAACAAAGTATTTTCCATTGGTAAATGCAGAAGAAAATTTAAGAAAAGAAATAGAAACAACAAATGAAGGAAAAGATGAACCAATCAAAGTAACTCATAGTTTTTATACAAATACCGCAGTTTTGGTTAGAGAAGTTAGAAAAATCAATTATGAAAGCTTAATTGGTAGAATAATTCAAAAATCAAAACAACTAGATAACAATAAAATATTTGTAACTGATGTACAAGATATTGATGAATCTACTATAACAGGTATTAAGAATAATATCAATAATATTTGGAATACATACTTTGTACCATTAAAAAATAGTAAATGCGTTACAAAAAAAGTTACCTGTGAACCAATAACTTTGATTGATAGAGATGCATTCAAACCAGTCATTTATTTCAATTCTAATATTCTTGCATTTGAATTTTTTGAAAAGATATTGGATAAAGTAATGAGTCAAGGAAGCAGTTTAAGTGATCAAAAGAAGATCAAAGATGAATTTATAAACATTTCCTCACAAATATCTGCTGAAGCTATATTTGGTAAGAATGATGGTCTTCCGTTGATTAAATATGACGGAAAAAAGATTCAAAGATTGGGTAAGAAGAAAGAATATTCAATTTCAAGTATAGCAGAACAAAAAGGTGGTGATTTTAAAGTTGGTAAAATTGAAATAAAAAAGAGTAAGGATGGAAATTATTTTATTATTTATTTATATCTTATATTTGAATTACAGATAATTGATGATGAAGTAGTTCCTTATTATTCATTAGTAGAACTAAGAAATGACAGTCAAAGTAGTTTTACATTCAAAGCTGAAGTAAATAAAACCGCAATACCACAAGATAAAGTATTTTAATATGAACATTAAGAAATTAATTTTTGAAGCATTAGACAAATCAAGCAGAGACATATCTATTGAAGATGGTGTATTTGATATCACCAAACAAGAACACATTGAAATCTTGAGAGGTAATCTATTGGAAGTAGGTATGTCAGTAGAAACGGTGACTGATTATCTAAATAACGTTGTAGAAGGAAAATTTCCTGAACGTCAAGCATACAACAAAAATGGTATTCTTGTAACCTTTCCAACACCGGAATATAAACAAAAAGCAATTGCAAAGGGAACTCACTTTGAGAAAAATCCAACCAAAGGTGATCCAAATGTTTTTGCAGATGATCCAACTACTCAAGAAAAACCAAAAGCAGAACCAGAACAAAAACCAACTCCAGATCAACCAAAAGCTCCAGAGTCACCTGCCGCTAAAACTGATGAAAAACCAAAAGATGGTGAAGAACAAGACACCAGAACACCACAAGAAAAACAAGCAGATGCTGCAGAAGTAGAGAAAATTTTAAGAACAGAGTATACCCTTGAAGAAGCCAATTCATTTGGTTTTTATCAAAAGAAAAATACATGGTATGACTCTAACGGTAACGTAGTGGGCAAATTATGGTATGTAGATGGTAAACAACTAATAATTAAATGAAAAAACAATTACTTTGCACATTCACTACGTCCAGTGAATATTTGAGTTGCGTAGATTTGATAAAACAAAACTACACTATTCTAAATGAAAAAATATTTATATTCAGTAATACAAAAAATTTAAAAGAATTGTATCTGACTTATAATGTTGAACTTACAGATGATAAATTCAACAAATTGCCAAATACAATAAGCGTACATAGAAAAAAACAAACCAATACAATTTATACATTGAACGCAATGAATAAGTTGATCGCTGAAGAAAACAGTGGTGTTTTTGATAAAACCTTTCAATTGAACTGGGAATTGTACCAAAACTCAATTATTTTAACTGGTGATGTGTCCGTCAGAATTATTCCCGTCAAAATTTTCAATATAATTAATTGAACTTTTCTAAGTCCTGTGCCATAGTTATGTAGTGTTATGAACAAGTGATTCGTGTGAGTCACTCAATGAGTTACAAAACTTATTAATTAACACTTAAAAATTAACTATTAAATAATTACTAATTATGGCATTAGACCTAAGTAAGCTAAAGAGTCGTTTGAACTCACTTTCAAACACAAACAACAAAACTCAACTAATCTGGAAACCAAAGCCAGGCAAACAAGTTGTACGTATTGTTCCCTACAAGTATCAACCTGATAATCCGTTTATTGAGTTGAAGTTCCATTATAATATCAACAACAAGACTTATCTATCTCCTGATAGCTTCAACCGTCCAGATCCAATTGTTGAATGGTCAAATCGTATGAAGAAGACCGGAAACAAGGAAGATTGGCAGTTGGGACGTAAGATGGAACCAAAGATGCGTACATACGCTCCAATCTTGGTTCGTGGTGAAGAAAGTGAAGGAATTAAGTTCTGGGGATTTGGTAAGAATGTCTACCAAGAGATTCTATCAATCATCAATGATCCTGATTACGGTGATATAACTGATCCAGTCCATGGTCGTGACATTGTTGTAGAATTCCGTACCGCAGAAGATTCTGGTAAGTCATTCCCAGAAACTACTATCCGTGTCAAGCCAAATGCAACTATTGCAATTGACGTATCTCAAAAGGATGTACTTGCTCAACAAGTGAATATTTTGGATCTATTTCCAGAGTTTTCATATGATGAACTAAAGTCAGTAATGGATGCTTGGTTGAATCCTGAAGCTCAGGCTACAGAAGGTACTGTCAACGCAATTGTGGAAGATGACGCTCCTCCATTTGCAACAGCACCAGCTCCAAGTACAGCTAAAGCTAGTACCGCATCACCAAGTGCAAAGGCATCCAAAGCAAATACAGATGATGTAACTGCTGCTTTTGATAACTTGTTTAACAGTTAAAATTAATTGTTTGTAATGGGGTGGTAGTATATATTACTGCCACCCCTATTTTAGTTATATAAATTTATGAAAAAGAAAAATCAAGTTACGCAAGATACTCCTCAAAGAGATGAGTTAGTTGAATTACTAGCAAATGAGTTGAATAAAGCCAATAAAGATGGTGGTAAGATTGCATATTTCTTGGATGAGCAAGAAAATCCAGCAGAAATTAGTGATTGGATTAGTACAGGTTCTTCTATTCTTGATCTAGCTATTAGCAATCGTCCTCACGGTGGATTGCCAGTTGGAAAGATGGTTGAATTCAATGGTTTGGAAGGTACTGGTAAGAGTCTAGTTTCTGCTCATGTTGTAGCAGATACACAAAAGAAGGGTGGCATTGCAGTTGTTATTGACACTGAAAATGCTGCTGCTCCTGAATTCTGGAAGAGTCTTGGTGTAGATCTATCAAAACTTCTATATGTTCAATGTGAAACCGTTGAAGATATTTTTGAAAAGATGGAACAAATGATTGGAATTGTACGTAAGTCAAACAAAGACCGTATTCTTACAATTATTGTTGACTCTG